TGTTGTCCTTTATGCCGTGTGCGGCTTCAATGGCTCGGGCAAAGTCGATCATGTCGTTGTCGCTAGTCGGGCATTCGGCGTACATGGTCACAATTTCTGATGCCAGCAGCGGCTTGCGCTGGGGTGGGGTAGCGTAAGGCCCGCACAATGCGTAGACTGCATTTTGCACAAGAGCGTCAGGATCAAAGTCTGTTTCCTGACCCCTCATTGTTGCTCCGCGCACCGCATAACGAACAGCCGCTACAACCGCATCTCTTAATTCGTGAGTCAAAATAGGCTTTGGAAGATCAATTGGCTCGTACTCACCATCTTTGTATTCATTTGGCGCATAAAGCCAATGGTCATCAGGTAGCGGAAAAGACATTACGCCAAACGCACTTCCGTCTGGAAGAATCATCACAGGCTCTTGTTCAATCTCTTGCCCAAGTCTCTGCACCTCTTGCATGGCGTGTTCTGCCAATACTTCTTTGATGGCGGCGATGGCTTGCAATTGTTTTTGTTGCGGATACATAGATGTTTCCAGCGCCTCAAGCGCCAGCTTCATGGCTTTAATTTGTTGTGGTGTCATGCTTGTCCCCTTGCTTCAATTGACTCTATACACGCCGCAACAGCATGACGCTCCTTAAAACTTGACAATGGTTGCCCAGTGGAATATTTAGAAGACAAAAAAACTTTGAACAACTTTTTGCACTCTTTCACACACGCCACACGTTCTTTCTCTGCCACCAGCTTGGCAAAGGTTTCAATGCGTGTATCAAACTTTGCATGGTGTTCGTCAAAGCCAGCCTGTCTAGCCATCTTAATGATTCCATCTTGTGTCATGCTTGTCCCACTCCATATCCAATAAAGTAAAAAATCACCGCCACCACAACAGGGTGTTTTAAGCAGCGGCCTGAAAACCACCAATCAATAAATTTGTCTATGTTCATTTCAGCACCTCTTGTTCCAACACTTCCATAGCTTCATCAATTCGTTCATACAGGTAATCTGGCATTCGGTGCTTATCCGCATATGACCATGACTCCACCGCTGACAGCAGCTTGATGATTTGTAATGCTTGTTCTTTAGTCATGCTTGTTCTCCAACTACCCACACAGCTTTACCGCCCGTAGGCTCGAATTCATCAAACTTCAAGCGGATGTACTGCTGTCCCGGCACACCAGCAGATTGGACATACCCTTGAATGCCCCAACTCTTGAGTTCTGTCACTACCACCATGCAAGCCCCAAACATTTCTTTGTCGGGGTGGACTTGCACAATGTCTCCAATTTTTAAATCTTGTGTTGTCATGTCTACTCCTGTCTGATACACACAAAGCGCAGTTCTTTTGCGCTGTCTTTGACCAATGGCTTGGTGGCGTTGCCAGCGGCGGCACAGTGGGCCTCGCTCCTAAAGTTAGGGATGTGCGTCACCGACACACTGTCGCCCTTGGCAAACACCCCGGCAAAAACATAAAGTACAAGTGTCCAACTCATTTCTTCATCCCCTTGATGTAAACAGCAATGCTGGCCAGGGTGTCATCGCCAAATGCTTGCTTGAAATCGTTTTGCAATTTGAATGCGGCCATCTCCAGGGCGCTGTTCCATCCAATTTCATACGGATCAACCTTGTCAGCAATCTGCTTTTTGCGCCAGCCACTGGTGTGGTGCCACTGGCCTTGTTTAAGCGCCAGTTCTTCAAAGGCTTCGTCTTCAGGTTCCATCTTCATTCCTTTCAAACCACTCGGGTTTCAGTTCTTTCAGTTGATAAAGTCTCAAAGGAGGGATGCCACTCTTTCTCCATTTGTAGACAGCGGGAGGGGTAAGGTTGAGAAGCAAAGCCACCTTGTACAGGGTGGTGTGCTTTTGTAGGTCTTGAATGTTCATAGCGGTATAGTAGCAACTATTGTCGGTAAATGCAATAACCCCAGGACTAGGTGAGGTATTATGATGTTGTGTTTGACAATAGGCAATAAAGCAAATACAGTCCACTCACTCCATGTCGGAGTTCAAAGGAAAACCAAATGAAATTAAGCGACTTAATTGAGATCAACGCAGAATTAAACAACGTGTTGCATGCCTACAAAAAGCATCGCAATACTGAAGCAAAACAAGCTGAATGGGACAGCATCGCAAGACCTCTTGCAAAAATCATTGGCAAGACAGATGCGTTGATCTGGATTCATTCCCACAACATTGATTTGGAGGTCGAATGAGCATTGACCAACACTTTGACGGCTTGCTCAACCAGCACCAAGCCAGCATCGACAAAGCAGATGCAAATAGATCATCCCTTGAAGCAACCATTCAAGAAATTGTTGAAGAATTTAAAGATAAAAATACTTGGATGATTGACTTGCAATGCAAAAAGGTCAGCAAGGATCAATTCTTCTTTGAGTTGCTTGGCGACAGTCACAGTGCTTTGCGCCATCAAGAAGACCTCACCAAGGCCCTTGTGATGCTGTTGCAGGGTAACGCTACTTGGGCGGCTTGGCAGGTCCAGGAAACGCTTGCAAACATGATTGCGGAGAAGCTATGAGCATCTTCACTAACCTGTTCTCTGGCATCACGTACTTCACCAGTGATTCATTCAAAGCTTCGACTGAGCATACATATGTCAAGTCAGGCGACACATGGATATCTGATGAAGGCCAAGTCATCATCAAACAAGATGACGGGTATCTCAATATGCATACTGGTGTGCATTCAACCTGGGGCGACCCATTTGAGGAGAAGCAATGAATTGGACCCCACCTGAAGGCACAAAGATCACCCGTCCCTGGGTGCATGTTGAGCATAAAAACTATCTGTGGACAAGCGGTGCTGATGTGCAGGCCACTTGGAAACGCTATGGCTGGACACCACCCAGTCTCACTATGGAGCCACCCCCTCCCGAAAAAGAAATCAAGCCTTTAAAAGTAGTTGGGGGTAAACGATGAACTGGGAAAAGGATGTTGTTCACTACAACATGGCAATGCAACAGTACACAAAGTGCGTTGAATACAGAAATGTTCAACTGGTGCTGGTGTATCAGCGAGACATGCTTGATGAGTATGTTTTAAAAGGCGTACAAACACTTGATGGACAAGACATCATGGACTTGATGCGGGATTCATCTATTCAATATTTGGAGTCAACACTGTGAAAGAGTTTTACCAACAACTGAAAGCAGAGTTTATGCAGTCAGATACAGAGTACTGTTACTACTGCCTGGAGCCTAAGTACGACAAGTGGTCATGCTGTAAAGAAAACCACTTTGGACGTTTTAGCGACCTGTATGAAGATGATCAACACCACATCATCACCTCAGAATATGAATTGGCTTTTGGAGAAAAGAAATGAATGTATATAAACGATTGAACATAGCTAGACAGCAGTTTCACGAGGCCCCCCTTAAAAAGTCTGGGCACAACAAATTTGCTAACTACTACTACTTTGAGTTGGGAGACTTCATCATCCCGGCAATGGAGATCTTTGAGCGGGTTGGTCTTACTTCCATCATCAGCTTTGGCAAAGAAGAAGCCAGCATGACGATTGTGAACACTGACAAACCAGAAGATCGCATTGTCATCACCAGTCCTATGTCTAGCGCCGCTTTAAAGGGGTGCCATGAGGTCCAAAATCTTGGGGCAGTACAGACATACCTGCGCCGATATTTGTGGGTTGCCGCCCTTGAAATCGTTGAGCATGATGCACTGGACGCAACCATAGGCAAGACAGCGGGGCCAGTTATTTCGCCAAGGGCTGGCATTGGTGAAGATCTACCAAGCGACATAAAAGAATTTCTGAAAGAGATGGCACTTTCAGTAACAGAGTTGGTCAAGAAGGGTCAGGCAGTTGATGCTTTGGCAATGATTGACGAACAGCAACTAGAGGCCGATCAAAAGGTTTACCTCTCTAATCAATTGGACGCACCAACACGTGCCGCAATAAAGAAAGCAAAAAATGGCTGAATTTGACAAAACGAACAGGGGTTCTCTTTCTAAAAACAAAAAGAAGGAGAACGAAACCCACAGTGACTACAACGGGTCTATCAACGTAGATGGCGTTGAGTACTGGTTAAACGCTTGGATCAAAGATGGCAAGGACGGGAAGTGGATGTCTTTGCAAATCAAAAAGAAAGGCGAAACCTTTAGACAGTCTTCTGAACCCACACGCAAAAGCGCCCCAATCGCTGATGATGATGTACCCTTTTGAATAGGAATTGAAATGTATAAACTTGAAATGCAAATTATTGGCGGTGGCTTGATCACCATTGAAACTTTTGACTTTGACCAGATCCGCAAGATCCAAGCGATTGTGCAGGCGGTTGAAGAAAAAGATTGGGATCTTGGCAGTAAACCAAGTGCCCCAAGTGCGCCCACAAAGCGCAGAGGTCGTCCCCCCGGTGTTAAAAACAGAAAGGTGAAAGAATGAAAAAGCTATTTGTCCTTGCTTTCGTGCTTGCTTCAACAGTCGCATCAGCCGCCTGCCCAACGTATCAGCCTTACCGCTGTGTACAAGGGTTTAACGGAAAGATGATCTGCGGTTGCGGTATCTAAACAAACGGGGGAAAGCAATGCAAGTACCCCAACTAAAGGAAAAACTATGAATTGGTTTAAGAAACTGTTTGGCACAAACCCCAAGCAAATGGCACGTACAGAAGACCCAGACACCAGCAAGGAAGCCGCTGAGACAGTGCAGTCTTCCCACCTTGAACAACTGGTCTATGAGGTCATCAAAGAATTCCCCAATGGTTGTACAGCAGAAGAAGTAGAACGGGCGCTGTATCAGTACAGATCCCACAGCATCACCCCCAGGTTTGCACCCTTGCTCAGAAAAGGGTTGATTGTCGACACTGGGTTTAGAAAGAAGAGCGGGTCAGGGCGTAGTCAAAGAGTAGTGAGGGCCGTATGATGGAAGTTATTGGCTGGTTCCTAGTGCTATTACTTGGGTTTGTAGTAGCCGCCCTGGTGTCGATATCAATACTCTTTTTCACAGACATATGAACACATGGCAATATGCACTCATTGAGCGCACACCAGAGGGTGACATCGTCAAGCAAATAGATGTGACTGAAGAAGTCATACATCTATACAAACAGATAGAACTCTTTCAGGCGTGTAGCGATGCCCACATAAAGAGGATCTTAGGCGACCTTATGCACTGAGTACTGCAAGGGCTTGGTTGGTGTGGGCAATGCGGTCCTGGAGGCCAATTGTCCCGCCATTAATCTTCTTAGTAAGCCCAGTCCAGTCAGCATTCTCTGCCAAGCGGTTGCAGTCATGGGTTGACCAAAACCACCCAGCGGTCAATGCCGCAAACTTAGGTGTGGCAACAAGGTCTGGCTCCATCACAAAATCAGCACCTAACGCTTGTCCTGCGTGAAAATAATTAGCGTGTCCGGTAAGCTGGATACAGCCACGACCACGGAAACGATACCCGTCACCACTAGCTTCATCACGATTACCCATGCGACTAGAGTAGACCATATTGGCGATTTTCTTGGGGTTTCTTCCATATTGATTTGCAATCTCAAGAGTAGGAAAACGCCTGGGCCACAACTTCATCAGTGTTTCAGCCCTGTAGTTGAGGTTCTCTTCTAGGGTTTTGAAGTGTCCACATTCATGCCCACATTGACCGATAAAGGCCGCTTGCTGGCGTGGGGTGGCAATGCCAAAGCGAGTAAAGGTGTCGTTCAAGGCTGGGACCCATTCGATCCCAATGTGAAGCTTTTGAAGTTGTTCAGCGTTGACCATTGATCTTCTCTCTTACTTCGTTGTAGCTGTCGATGCAGGCGTTGAGTTGGACGGTGTTTCTGTCTCCTTCGATGGCGATTGCGACAACAGCTTTAATAGCCTCTCGGTAAGGGTCGGGTCTTGCTTCGTCCCGATCTCTGGGGGCAGGGGCGGCATCTGGGGTGGGTTGTACGCAACTTGTGGGGGCTTGGACAGGAAACCGCAACTTGCCAGTATCAACAAGCTTGTAAGCATCAGACTGTTTTTTAGTAATCTCATTTTTGGCCTTTCTTAATGCACTATCTTTGTCGTTCAATGTCCGGGTCAAAGCCTGTTCAGTTTCTCGAGACTTTTCATTCAGCTTGGCAATCTCTGCCTGCATCTCAGCATCCCGATCAGCCCAGCCAACATGGTGCCCATATCCGTAGGCACCGCCAACAGCAACCATCACCCCAACAATTATCCAAGGGTTAAGCATACTGGCCCTCTTTTCTAGCCAGGGCTATTTCTTCCCTTACTGAGTCAGGTTCTAAATGGGCGGGGGGGGTTGTTGGCGGTGGAGGAGGTGTCCAGGTTTCATCCAAGGGGGGATTTACCCAGGCAGGCAAAGCGCCAGATGATGTCCAAGTAGACGTAGGTGCTGAAACAGGGGTTGCAGGGGGCGTAGAAGGCGCAGGAGGAGGGTTGATTGCCGCACTGACAGCACCAACTGCCCTCTTGCCTACGATACCCCCTATGCCGCCAACAATTAGCAAAACTATATCGTTCAGCATCTTGGTATAGGCTTGGTCTATTGGTGCCATCGACTTGATAGGCTGAGTCACAAACGTCACTGAATAGAGCAGTGCGACCACAATGCCAAACAGGATGATTGTGATCATCACGACCACAAACCCCCAGATCCTTACTTCAATCTCTTCAGGGCTTAACTTGTGGTTTGACTTGAACAGGTTCATTGGGTTCAATTTTCTTCTCCAGTACTGGTGCGACAAGGTATTCAGGACAGGTTTGTGTGAACAAACAGCGAGGCTTTTGGCACTCTTTGAGATCAAAGTTGTCAGGGTTCTGGCAGGTATAGCGGTAGCGGTCTTCACATCCTGCAAGCAGTGCAATCAAAATAAAGAGAAACTTACTTTTCATTGCGGTGTCTTTCTTCATTAAGATTCTTGCGCTCTTCTTCCAGTTGTTTACGCAAACGCTCCATCCGCTCGACTTGAGCCTTACTTTCTTTCTGTGCGGCAAGAGTGTCATAGTAGATACTGCCAATCAATGGAAGCATCAACAAAAACACCAAGACCATGCACACCAAGGCAATTAGAAACCCCATCTTACCTTTCGATCCATTACCAGAAGACTGAAGAACAGGGCGAGGTAAAGAAGAATTGCTATACAGGCTCCGATATAGA